ATTTGGGTAATCGCTTTATTCTCATTACCATTCTTAATTTGGCTTTTAATGGCTATTTAAGCGTATTTCGTAGGGTCTTGGCGGGGGTAGTATCACCCCGCCTTTTTTAACGCCTTAAAAGCTCTATGTTCAATTTATGACTGTTTCACGAATTGCTAAGCACCAGAACCGCTTTAGGCGGTTATCTCTCAAAATGAGAGGTAGCGGTCGTTTATCGGGTGATTGCTTAACTAAAGCGGTGCTGTCCTGTCAAGGTCCGCCAGATACTAGCCAATCTCGTTTATTCCCTTTGGTGCTACACCATGCGGGAGAGCTGGTTCAAAGCTCCGTCATATTGAGAACCAGAGCATTAAAAAAGGGCTTTATAGGTAGCTTTAGCTTGAACGGCTGAAGAAAATGGGCTTGCGACACTTTCCTTAACCCTAAAACCACCTATAAAACCCTTGCAGAGTGTTCAAGTCCTCAACGATTGGAATTAAACCACAACTTTTAGAAAGGTGCAACATGAATCAAGCAGAAAAAGATGCAGAGCAGTGGTATCGCACACACGCACGCATGGAAGCGAGGCGGTTAATTGAAGCCAAAGAGCTTGGCAAGCCTTACTACATTGACAGAGGGGGCTATGTCATTACGCCTGAGCAGCCCAAAGTGAAAAAGCCCTTGTGCAAAAAAACAACACCACTTGACAATAATGATTAGTTGTGTTATAATGATTATGTAGATGGGAAATCATCTACTGTTCTTTAACCTAACTACGAAGGAATAATTATGTCAGATACATGGCGTAAGGAGTGGCGTTATCAAGTTCTCAAAGATGGCAAAGTTGTTAGCACTTGGCAGAGCAAAGAAAGAGCAAAGCAAAAGGCTAGAGAGTTTGAAAGTCTGGGGCATAAGACAGAGATCAAAAAGGTCGAAGTTGAGGTCATGCCTGTTAGCTTGTTTAACGACATTTTTGGAGTGAACTAAAGCAGCCCACCCTTCGGGGTGGGTTTTTCTTTGCCTAAAAACAACACGCACACAAAACTATTGCACTAATCAAAATAATGCTGTAATGTTGTAATTGTAGTAAAGACCTAACTATTTAATTGGAGAATAATCATGCAACTCTGTAAAGACTGTTTGCATTACCAGCAAAGCACGGGCTACTGCTTAAACACAAGACGCCCCGATCCCGTTACGGGAGAACCTAAATACTTTTACGCCCGCATAGAGCGTGAATATCTTACCGCTAGTGGCTGTGGTATCAACGCCAAGTGGTTTGAACCCTATCCAAATCCTCAGTATTCACCTGAAGATTTAGATGACCTCTCTACCATTCCATTCGGTAGATAACTAAACCTAACTACAAGGAGTTTTAAATGAAAGCACAGAAAGATGTGGCGTTTCCGCTCACGCCTGACCAAAAGACAACCATTTCTTTTGATGAACTTAACAAGCAACTTGAAAAAGACGCAAAGAATCGTAAAAAGCAGCCCAATGAAGATAAGCAGGTCGAGAACCTTAAAAAGATTATCGCCAAGCAAGAGGATGAGATTGACCAACTCATTGATGAAATTCGTGCTTATGAGAAGCAGAACGAATTGCATGAAGAAAATATTGGCAGATTGGAAGATCACATAAATTCATACCGCACCATGCTGATTACTACATTGGAGATGATGGAATGAACGATAGATCAGAATTTGAATCAGCAATACGCAACAGTGCCATTTGGAGTGGTGATAGTCGCAAGGTAGCCAACGGCAAGATGGTGGATGTCATTCTTGAGAAGCAAGGCAAGAAAGACCTACCAGACCTATCACACATTGAAGCAGTGCAGATGGGTCATGTTATGCAACCTACGATTGGTCGCTTGGCAAGTGATCGCCTACGCATGGAGATAAAAGATGCAGACTACGCCATTACTCATCCAAAACACGATTGGTTTAGAAGTCATTTTGATTTCATTTCTAGTGATGGTAAGACACTTGTTGAAGCTAAAAACTACAATGCTGGCGTTCGTAGCAAATTTGATACTGACACTAATCGGATTCCTGATGCTGACTATGCACAGCTCGTTCACGAAGCAGCTTGTCATGGTGTTACTGATATTGTCCTTGCTGTGCTTTTTGGTGGACAAGAGTTTTGCACTTTCCGTTTTAACATCACGGACACTGAAAAAGATGACCTCATCAAGAAAATGGCTGAAGTATGGGGCTTTTGTAAGGCTGGCACATTACCTCCTGCTGAAACTGTGGAGCAAACTAAGATCATGTATCCAAGCAGTAATGAGGGCACGATTGTGGCAACTCGTGAGTTTGAATTACTGGTTAGCGAACTTAAAGATCTTAAGAATCAAATTAAGCATTTGGAGGATCTTGCGGAAGCACGAGAAGTCCTTATCCGCAACGAAATGGGCGGGAAATCGGAGTTATTAGACATTCAAGGCAACACGCTAATAACTTGGCGTAACAGCAAACCCGCTAAGAAGTTTGACACCACACTCTTTAAACAGGCTATGCCCGATATTTATGAGAAGTTCGTTATTGAGCAGCCAGGTTCTCGGAGGTTCTTAGTCAAATGAATAACTTAGATCTAGCGGTATGGGTGATGACTGTCAGCAGTGTCATTGATACTTTAATCACATTAAAGGATATTTTTGTATGAGTAATTTAGTCGCATATTCAGAGATGGAGCAGATGGCTACCGCTATCGCAGCTTCAGGACTGTTTGGCATGAAGGATAAGAACTCAGTGCTGGCTTTAATGGCAGTAGCACAGGCTGAAGGATTACATCCTGCCACAGCAGCAAGAGATTTTCACATTATTCAGGGCAGACCAGCACTCAAAGCAGACGCTATGCTCGCACGCTTTCAAAACGCAGGTGGAAAAGTCGAATGGAAGGACTATACAGATGACAAAGTTACAGGAGTTTTTTCACATCCCAACGGGGGTGACCTTGCGGTTACATGGACAATTGAGCAAGCCTCCAAGATTGGTCTTGTTAAACCAGGAAGCGGATGGCAAAAGTTCCCCAGAGCGATGCTACGAAGCCGTTGTATTTCAGAGGGGATTAGATCAGTTTTCCCTGGATCTGTTACAGGGTTCTACAGCCCCGATGAAGTTGAAAACTTTGAAAGCACGACCACCAAGCCTAGCCAAGTAAAAGAAAAGGTGATGGGATCGGTTATTCCGAATGTTGTAGAGATTTCAGCCATTCCTGAGGATTTGCAAGATATTGCCATTCCCATGTATGTGCCAGGTCAGGAAGAACCTTACGCTAAATACATTACTCGTGATGACTGGATTGAAGGTTTTGCGGAAATCCACGCCAAGATCCACGAATCACCGAAATTTACGGCTGAGGAAAAGTTTGAAAAGATCAAAAAGTTCAGGGAAGTAAATGAAGAGTATACGAAGTCTTTTGACGGGAATACAACAGCAAAGTTTTTATCAAAGCTCCAAGCAATTAGAAAGGAAATCCACAATGGCTAATGGACATATCGCTCAGATGGGCAAAGGCGTGTTATTTCAAAACGAGAAAAAACACGAGAGATCACCAGACTGGAAAGGCACTCTATTGCTTTCTGAGGACTACAAAGCAGGTCAAACCCTCAAGATTGCAGGGTGGACTAAACAAACGCCTAAAGGCAGTTTAATTAGCCTGTCTGAAGATAACTGGAAACCTGAGGGTGGCACATATCCTAAGGAGGTCAATCGTGTTCAAGATGGCGATGTGCCTTTTTAGTTTGATGCTCATGATTAGTAACAGCTACGCTTACCAAAAGTGCGGTCTTGACGGCAGTGGAGAAATCTGTTGCTGGGATACCGAAATTGATGGACCTTTTGGACCGCCAGGCTGCTAATGGTCATTTTGTATCTACCATATCCACCATCTATTAACAATTATTGGATTGCAAGCGGTAAACGCAGGTTTATCAGCCAACGGGGAAGGCAATTCAAGGAAGATGTTGCTGAATATGTCGTTGAATGGAGAGTGCCTAAATTTGGTGATAAACCAGTTTGGGTTGACATCATTCTTAGACCAGCAACGAAACGCTTAATGGATGTGGATAACTGCATAAAGCCGATATTGGATGCCTTGCAAGATGCGGGAGTGTTTGACGATGATGTACAAGTTCAATGGGTTCGTATTGAGAGAGGTATTCCGAAAAAGGGTGGTGCGTGCGTAGTGATGGTAGGCACGATGGAGGAATACACCAGCTCAGAGGGAATCTAGCGTGAATTAGCTAGGTAGTTAGGGGTTGCGCCAGCCAACTTTCTGGGTAGCTGGCACTTAATTAAAGGGATATTTAATGAACGCAAATGAACTAGCTGATAGGTTAGAACAAGGGCATTGGGAAGGTGGCACAAGAGAACAAGCTGCCACCATGCTACGCCAGCAACAAGCTGAAATTGAGGCGTTGAAAGCAAAGACACTAACAGATGAGGAAATACTAAATATTGCCCATCAAATTCGTTTAATAGATAGGCAAACTGCTGATGATGGGCATTTATATTTTGCTAGAGCAGTAATAAAAGAGGTAAATGGAAAATGTTAATACTACATGGCGAAAATGGGAAAAGAACAGTTTGTCCTACAGAATTCTTACCATCAAATAATATCGCACTTGGTTATAAAGCTGGTTACGATTTAACCACCGAAAAATTCCAGCTATGTATTAAGTTAGAAGGTTTTGACGAGATGAGAACAACCATGACACAAGACGAGTATGAAGTAATGGCTGGTCTTGTTAAAAGATTGTTTGGAAAGGCACAAGAAAATGCATCAAATAACTTGTAAAAATTGCAATAAAAACTTTGATGGAATCATGGGTGCTTGTGGCGGAAGTAATACTTGCACAATCTATAGATGCACCCATTGTCATCATGAGGAAATTGTTGAGCGAGAACCTATTGATTGGTCAAAAGCATTGGTTGAAAAGGCACAAGAGAAATGAACATACCTTATAACAACGGCAAAGTAGAGATTGGTAAGTATTACCAAAAAGACAGCAGACCTTACATGGATGCTGATGCCATATTGCTGCAAACCGCTTTAATTGATTGTGATGCTTACCGAAAACGCTATTTGTCCGAAGTAATGTATGTGTTTTTGGTTGTCATGACTTTATTTGGCTATTTCTTGTTTTCATGACTGATCCGTTTTACAACGATTTAGCCAGGGGTTTTGAAATTGAGGATAAGGTTTTAAACCAGATTCGTCAAAGATACCCTTCTGCAAGCCTAATACACAAGTACAAGGGTTACGATATTTGGATTCCTGAGATTCATAAGTCTATGGAAGT